CAGCAGGTATTATTGCTACTTTCCATTTTTTCATAAGTTATCCTTTCTTTATTATTAATATCATAATGTCCCATATTCATGACACATTGTCAAATAAAAAATGCGCTTGCAGCTTGTTGCTTGCGGCTTGGCCCTGAAGCCAGCTGGACTATGAGCGCTTCTACCTTCAGGGCTGGACTGCCGTCCGAAGACAAGATACTTGAGTCTACTACACTACTGTCTATCTTGTCACCGCACAGCGGTTTACACTTGGGCTTACAGATATATCTACCATGCCAAGTATTAGAAGTATTAATTTACCATGGCAAAACCTTGCGTTGGTACAGCAATTTCAACTTCTTTTGGTTGCTGTTCTCTTGCAGTTTGTCTAACTGCAAGTGAATGTTTTAGTCGCTCTTTTGTATCATCAGATACAATAGATAACTCTCTTGATAGTTCACTTGTTTCAAATGAAACACACTCTTCTACATCTTGCCAATACTCTTTGACATCAGATAAGAATTTAGCTTGGTCAATAATACTGTTCATATCTTTGACTAGCTCGTATTTCATTTGCCACAACTCTCTATGTGCATTGGTCAAATAACTTTGAGCCTTTGCATACATCTTGAGTTGTTCCCAATGGTGTTCTTCACACATCATGGTACGAGAATGACAGCCACCTGTATTGGGTACTAAACGACTGAATGTAGATATATCATCATGATAATCTCTACCGCCTCTATGATAGCCACTCTTATTCCATAAGCCACGATCAAGACTTGCTGATACTTTACACAAATCTTCTTCCATAGCTTTTGTCTTTTCGTGATAGTGAGGGTTGCGATCTCTTTTAGTTTCATCATACTCAACTTCTAGTGTCGCTTGGTGTCCCATACCTTGCAACTCGAAGTGATATAATGCTCTCATCTCATCATCACTAATAGTCCACTTGTATTGGCTTTCACTACTATCAGTATGTGTCGGCTTAAAATAAAAGCATTGATCTATTTCTGTGAATGATCTGTAATGATTGCTACCTCTATCATACTTGGCTAATATATCCATGTCCTCTAATGGAAACTTCTTATCCATTATTGGGGTGATTACATTATCCCATGTTTGTTGTTTTGTTGTTCTGTAATTATCAATGGCAAGTCTTAGATTGTCCTCAACTTCC